ATACAAGTAGGCGAAGTGAAAACAGTTGAATACAATCAAGGTGCTAAAGTCATTAATGTTGGAGATGAAAATAACGCTATATTTAATTTTGAAATACCTAAAGGTAAGACAAGTGAAGTTGAAAATGTTGATTGGGGTAAAATTACAGGAAATATTGATAATCAAAACGACTTAAAGCAAATGATCAATAATAAGTTAACTCCATATATTAAAAAAGATGAAAATAATGATATTAATTTAGAAGGCAATGTTAATGTAACATCAAATAAGAATACACAAGCTATTTTTTTAGTGAAGAGAAGTGACACCAATACTCAAATATTGTTAGGTGTAGATAGCGATGGAATAAAGCACGGAATATATAGTTCTAAACTTAACAAATGGATAGTAGAAGCAAATGATAAAGAAGCAAATTTTAATGGTAATTGGTCAGGAATTAAACAAAGTCTTGAAACTGAAAACAAAACGAGCACTTGGGTGCTAGTAATAAATAACGGAGTTTTAGAACATAGAGTAATCAGCTCTGATTTAAACAATCGTGGAATATTAGAAATAAATGATGATTCTGCACATTTAAAATATAATAATAAAGATACAAGAGTGAATTTTATTACTGCAGAAAATTTAGCATTTTGGAATGGAGCTTATGAATCGAATAATGGAAGTAATTTGCAATATTGCAAACAAGGATCAATACAAGCAAAACCAACAATTTTGTTTGATAACAGTGATGGTATACAAAATGATATCGTATTAAATGAGGATATTAATAAATATGAAAGAATTATCATATATTTTAAAGACTCTGAAATGCATCTTAATAATTCTATTATTGTAGCTAAGCCATTTAATAAAGATGTTATTTTAAGTACATTGACGCCGTATGACGATGGCGATATTAAAATAAAAACAGCAAGATATTTTTTACAAAATAAATTACTAAAATTCAAATATTCAAGAATAACAAATATAAAAAGCAGTGGAAATGTTAAATATAATTCAAATCAAATATCAGTATTGAGAGTTGAAGGATATAAATAACGAAAAACATTTTAAAGGAGTGATTTAAAAAGGAGATAAAAAATGGATTTATCAGCAATAGTAACAAGTGCTATCAGTGCTATTAGTACAATTGTAATAGCAATAATAACACACAAAACAAATAATAAAATAAAAAGTCAAAACGAATTGCTTGAAGAAAGTAAAAAATATAGTGATGAACATGATGAACAAATGCTTAAAGAACTAGATGGATTTAAAAATGATTTATCAATAATTAAAAATTCAGTAGAAGAATATAACACAGAAATGCTAGCACAAATATGTACGAATTTCATAATTTTAGTAATAGGTAGAATTAAGCAAGGGCATGAAATTGATGACACTACCAAAAAGCACTTTTATAAGCAATATGATATATATACAAATCAACTAAAATTAAATTCGTATGTTCACGAAGCAGTAGCAAAGTTACAAAAAGAAGGAAAATTATAGGAGGTATAAAGATGAAAATGTCAAATAAAGTTTATGATGTATTGAAATGGATTTCAATGGTAGTCATACCATCATTCATAACAATGTTAGGAACTATACTAAGTGTATTAAAAGTAGCAAATACAAATGTGATTTTAATTATAATTGGAGCAGTCGCAACTTGTTTAGGCAGTATATTAAAAAAATCTAATATGGATTATATGAAAAGAGAAGAAAACAAGTCTGAAGACGAAAATGTATAAAAAAAGAAATAATAGTATATGGATTTAAAAAATAAAAGCCTTAAAAACGATTTTCGTGCGTCGTATTTTAGGGCTTTTTTATTTGAAATGGAGGGAAAATGAATATTGTAGAAAAAGTATTTGAAACAGTTGGGACATTACAAATTAGGCCAAAAACTACTTTAATTGTATTGCATCACGCTTATGCAACTAATTGCAGTGTTGAGGATATAGATAGGTGGCATAAAAATCGTGGCTGGTGCAAGATAGGCTATCAATTCTTCGTAAGAAAAGATGGCACTATTTACAGAGGAAGAGAAGAAAATGCAGTTGGAGCTCACGCGTATGGATATAATTCAATTTCGATTGGTATCTGTGCAGAAGGAAACTATGATGTAGAACAAATGCCAGAAGCACAAAAGAATGCAATAATTGAATTAGTAAGTTACTTAAAAAATAAATATGGTATTACTGAAGTCAAAAAACATAAAGATTTAAACAACACTAGATGCCCAGGAGCAAATTATCCATTTGATGAAATTGTAGCTAAAGCAAACGGCGATGTAGAATTTAAAACAATAAATCCTATTGAAGCAAAAAGTGGCGAATTAAGCAACGGAAATGTTGTTGTGAATGAGCTAGTAAAAGAGTTGCAACACGAATTGAATGTACAAAAAAATGCTAAATTAGCAGAAGACGGAATTTTTGGCCCAAAAACTGCTGAAGCTATGATCAATGTTAGAATTGGTGCAAGAGGCAATATCACTAAAATAATCCAAAAAGCATTAATAAAAAAAGGCTATTCAATCTATGGTGGTATTGATGGAATTTTCGGTAGAGACACTGACAGAAGAGTTCGTGATTTTCAAAGAAATAACGGCTTGAGTGCAGATGGAGTAGTTGGAAGACAAACAATTGAAAAATTACTAAAATAAAAGGCTGATTTATTCAGCCTCTTTTTTTGTGTCTATCATAATTAAAATATTAAAAAGTATAAAAAACAGAAAACGCTATTGTGTTAGTAAAGCCATCAATAACGTCTCCAGAATCTCCTACTACAACTTGGTAGTTGAGTTATAATTAGTATAGCATATTTATTAAATATTGTTAATCTTCTTGTTCTATTTTTTCTCTCAAATTTATGCTTTTTTAATAGTAATTACATCATTATTTATTTCAATAATAGCTTGTGTATCATTTTCGGTAATTCCTAAATGACTGATCCATTTTGGTGGAATAGCTACTCTATTTATGAAGTAGCCATTTCCATTTTTATTAAAATTCACTTTTATTATTCTTTTTTCATTCATTTTATTCATATCTCTCTTCTAAAATTTTTTTACATCTTAATAATTCACAATTTACATATTCATTAAATAATTTTTTAGCATAATATTCATACGACAAAGTATCTTGAATTAAATCATCAGTTAAAAGATAAATAATATTATTATTTAATTCTAAAATATAATCATCAATTTTAACATTTTTGATATTCATTAAATAATCTTTTACAAGTTTTTTAAATTCATCTTTACTGTAATTTTCTTCATATTCATTTTCGTAATCTTCAATAATACGAGATACTTCACTTTCAATTTCTTTAAACTCTTTTGAAGCTTCTGAAATGTATCTATTAATGGCTATACCACCAATCTCATGGTCTTGTAAATAGTTTTCGTCATAATCCTTTTCATCATTTTCGTCACAACAAATTGAGTAGTCAATTACTTTGAAATCGTCATCAACACAATAAATAAAATATTCTACATCATCTTTTATATATATATTGTTCTTTAATTCATCTAAAGTATTACATTCTGTGAAATTTGATTCTAATGTAGATTCATATTCAATTCTTTCTTTATCGTTATAATTCACTAAAGCTCTTTCCAAAAGATATTTCATATCCAAATCCTCTTTTCCTTTTATTTATTAAGCTCTCTGCTTAACTTGATTATATTGTACAACATTGTACAACTATTGTCAACACTTTTTTAAAAATATTTTTGCTTTTTGAATTAATTGTCGTACAATTGTCGTACAATTCTTAAAACATCAATAATATCAAGGAAACAAAAAGACTACTCCTGCCAAAATAAAAAGATTTCAGATTAATTTCTGAAATCTTTTTTAAATTTAATTGCTTTTTAAAAACTTTTTATAAGAATTTAAGAATCGTAATAAATCTTCTATATCAACAGAACCAATTTTGTAGTTTATTTCACTAGATTTTATATTGTATGGTACATCACACTTAACAATACTATCTTTGATTAGATGATTACTAGAAGACTTATTTAAAGGTTCATTATATTCAAATTTAGAGTTAAATTTACTTTTAGATAAATTAGAAGAAACAACAAAACCAAAATATTCTGCAGGAACAGCTTCTCCATCATCACTGATAATTACAAATAGGTGATTTATATTGATACTAGACTGTTTGTTTAATATGTTTTTTACCCAAACAATATCACCTAATTCATACTTATTGTTCAAAAACATGCCTCCAATCTTTTATTAGTTTATTTTTTTATATGCATCTTTTTGCCCCTTATCAACTTCTTCTGTAACAGGAAAATCATTAAAAGCTTCACTAGATGGTCTGATTAAATCCAGCTTTTTAGATTTCATAACTAATTCATTGGCAATTTCTTTCAAATCATTGATATCAGTTTTCATATTTATTCCTCCTATTATAAAAGCTTCGACTAATTTGTAATGATATTGTAACATATATCATATTAAAAAACAACAAAGATTCCTATAATTTACCATTGATAATATACAAAAATATCGCAAAATATGTAATAATAACTAAATATGATATATTGAATCTTTAATATTTAAATAAATATTTTTTAATTAATAACATAAATAGTAGTTGAATTTTTCACTTTACAAAAATACAAAAATATGGAATAATAATATAAATTTATAAAAAGTGGAAAGAGGAAATCAGAATTGAAAACTACTTTCGAAAAAGAAGAAATGAAATTATTCATTTTTTGGCAGAATAAACAAGAAAAAATGAAAAAATATAATTTATTAGAAAAGCAAATATATAAATTAAGAAAAGATGAAATTGTTCAATTAATAAGAGATTTACAAATAAAAGAATTTGATGAAAAAATGACAAACATATATGCTATACAATAAAAAGATTTGGTAAAAATTAAAACTAAATCTTTTTTTATTTTACAAAAAAGACATTAATTTAAAATTGTAAAACCACAAAACCTATAGTATAATTTAAATAATATTAATATACGAAGGAGAAAATATTTTGAAAATAACAGAAACATTAGCATTGGAGAAAATAGCAAATAATGTAAGAATTGATATTCTTGAAGAAGTTTATAATGCAAAATCAGGACATATAGGTGGAGCGTTTTCAATCGCAGATATTTTAACAGTACTATATTTTAACGAAATGAACATAGACGCAAAAAGTCCAGATTCACCAGATAGAGACAGATTAGTGTTATCAAAAGGTCATGCATCAGCAGCTCTATATGCAGTACTTGCAGAAAAAGGATACATAGATAAAGAAGAATTAAAAACATTTAGAAATATTGATAGCAATCTACAAGGACATCCAGATATGAATAAAGTTCCAGGAGTAGATATGACAACAGGATCATTAGGACAAGGTTTATCAGTAGCAAATGGAATGGCGCTATCATCAAAATTAGACTCAAGAGGATATAGAGTATATTGTATTTTAGGTGATGGCGAATTACAAGAAGGACAAGTTTGGGAAGCAGCAATGACTGCTGAAAAATATCAATTAGACAATTTATGCGTAATAATTGATGCAAATGAATTACAGCTAACAGATACAACAATGAATGTAAAAGGAATAAATCAAAATGATATAGAACAAAAATTTAGAGCATTTGGATTTCAAACAGTAGTAATAGACGGACATAACATTGAATCAATAATTAGAGCATTAACAATTGCAGAAATGACAAAAGGAAAGCCAACAGCAATAATATGCAAAACCATAAAAGGAAAAGGTGTATCTTTTATGGAAAATCAAATTGATTGGCACGGAAAAGCACCAAATGACGAAGAATACAAAATAGCAATGCAAGAATTGAAACAAGAAGCAGAAAAAATACAAGAAAAAATTACGAATCGTGAAGTATAACAAAAGATAAGGAGAAATCTATGAGAAAAAAGATAGACTTTAACAATAAAATAGCAACAAGAGAAAGCTTTGGAAAAGCGATAGCAGAAATCGAAGATGAAGATATAGTAGTTTTAGATGCAGATTTATCATCATCAACAAAAACCGATATGTTTAAAGAAAAATATCCAAATAGATTCTTTGAATTAGGAATCTCAGAAGCAGACATGATCGGAACAGCAGCAGGAATGGCAACATGTGGTAAAAAACCATTTGTAGCAACATTTGCAGCATTTGCAACAGGCAGAGTTTATGATCAAATACGCTGCAGTATTGCATACCCAAATTTGAATGTAAAAATTATTGGAACACATGCAGGAATAACAGTTGGAGAAGATGGAGCAACACACCAAATGTTAGAAGACATCAATTTAATGAGAGCAATGCCAAAGATGTTAGTAATCTCTCCATCTGATGAC